CAGGAGCGTATACACAAATAACAGTCGCTGGTTCAGCCCCTACTTTATACTATTATTGCTCTGCTCATAGTGGTATGGGCGGTCAAGCTAATACACCGTAAGAGGTATTTAAAATGAAAAAAGAAAGTAAAAAAGCACCTAAGATTACAGAGTTTCCAAACGAACCTACAGTTTATAGTCCCGGCACACAAGTTAATCAACCTATTAACATGAAGACAAGCGGTATAGAGACTCGTGGTAACGGTGCAGCCACTAAGGGTACTAAAGCAAGAGGACCAATGGCGTAGTGAACTACACAGAGCTTAAAACCAATGTTAATGACATTTGTGAGCAAACGTTCACAGATGACCAGCTTGCTATGTTTACTAAACAGGCAGAGCAAAAAATATACACTACGGTGTCTTTACCTGCACTGCGAAAGAATCAAACAGGTTCTTTAACTAGCGGTAATAAATATTTAACAATGCCTTCTGGTTTTTTGTACGCTTATTCTTTAGCGATTGTTAGCGGAAGTGATTATATTTACTTAATAGATAAAGATTCTAATTTTATCCGTGAGGCGTATCCCAACCCTGCTACCACAGGAGTGCCTGTGCACTATGCTATTTTTGACCAAACTAGTTTTATAGTAGGTCCAACTCCTAACGCTAATTTCGATGCAGAAATACATTTTGCTTATTATCCAGAGTCTATAGTAACCGCTGGGACTACATGGTTGGGCACAGAGTTTGATTCAGCATTACTAAATGGTACTTTAGTTGAAGCAATTAGGTTTCAAAAAGGAGAACCAGATATGGTAGCTCTTTACGATAACATGTATGCACAATCATTAGCGTTACTTAAAAATCTTGGAGATGGCAAACTACGGGAAGATGCGTATCGTAACGGTCAAACTAGGGTAGATTCAGTCTAATGATAAGTTCTGAAAGTGTTGTAGAAATAGGTAACGTAAAGGTTACTACCGTATCTAAGCGAGGCTTTACTGTAGAAGAGTTAGCTGAACAAGCGTTAGATAAAATAATTTACGTGGGTGGCAATAGCCATCCTTTGATTGTAGAACAGGCAGAAGCGTTTAAAAAGCAAATCCGTGGGGTGTTGATTGAGTATATGAAACAAGCTATTCGTTCAGACCGCACAACTTTGGCAAACCAATTCCGCGATGCTGGGCATTCGGAACTTGTAAAACTATTGGAGATATAACATGGCAATAACAGTAGGAACAGCGATGCCCACAAGTTTTAAAGTGGAACTACTTAAAGGGCTACATGATTTACAAAATGGTGCGGATACTTTGAAGATTGCGTTATTAAAAGCAACCGCTTCTGGTAGTGGCACTTACGGTGCAGCAAGCACTAACTACAGTGATATTACTGGTAACAGTGATGAAACAAGTGGTTCAGGTTATAGTGCAGGAGGTAATACTCTTACTAACGTAACTCCGGTTGCTTCTAGTACTACGGCAGTTTGTGATTTTAACGACACTACTTGGTCAAGTGCTTCTTTTACTACTTGTGGAGCGATGATTTACAACACTAACAACTCTAATTCTGCTTGTGCGGTGTTAAGTTTTAGTGGTGACCAAACTGTTAGTACTGGCGACTTTACCATTCAGTTCCCTGCTGCGGGTGCTTCTACTGCGATTATTCGTATCGCTTGAGGCTGAACAGTGGCAGATAAAACTGTATATCTTGGCGCTGTATGGGGTAAAGACGGTTGGGGTGACGGTGCTTGGGGTGCTAATGGAAATGTATCTGTTGTAGGGACAGGTGCAATAGGGACAGTAAGTTTTGTTCTGGATGAAAATATCGTACCGACAGGTGTAGCAGGTACAAGTGCAGTAGGCACGGTTACCATAAGCCGAACTGGAGTTGTAGTTCCAACAGGTGTAGCAGGAACAGGTGCGGTAGGGACATTAGGTTTATCCTATAACAACATTGTATATCTCGGTGCTGTATGGGGTAAAAATGGTTGGGGTGACGGTGCTTGGGGAGACAATGGGAATGTCTCTGTAGCAGGGACAGGCGCGATAGGCACTGTAAGTATAGCTCTTTCAGACGCTATTGTACCGACAGGTGTAGCAGGGACAGGCGCAATAGGTAGTGTAGGGATTATCAGAGATGATACAGTAATCCCAGCAGGTGTAGCAGGAACAGGCGCAGTAGGGACTGTAGTCATTTCTTTTGCAGAAACGATTGTTCCAACAGGCGTAGCAGGAACAGGCGCAGTAGGGACAGGCACAGCTACTGTACTACCAACAGCTACAGGTGTGGCAGGAGCAGGTGCAGTAGGAACTGTAGGGTTATCTTTTAGTGGCTCAATAGTGCCTACGGGTGTAAGCGGTACGGGTGCGATAGGAACGGTAGTTAGGGGTGGTTGGACAACAATAAATGATTCACAAACACCTAGCTGGGTAGATATAAACAAAGCGGCATAGGAATATATTATGGCTACTTACGTAAACAATTTAAGACTTAAAGAAATTACCACTGGGGATGAAGACGGTACTTGGGGTACTAGTACTAATACTAATTTAGAGCTTATCGCTGACTCGCTTGGGTATAACACACAAGCCTCTTTCGCTTCAGACGGTAACGCTACTACAACTGTTGCTGACGGTACAGCAGACCCAGCAAGAGCACTTTATTTTAAAGTTACTTCAGGCGCTACTTTAAGTGCTACTAGAGAACTTACAATAGCTCCTAACACATTATCCCGTTTGATGTGGATAGAAAATGCCACTACGGGCAGTCAGACCATAACCATTAAACAGGGTTCAGGTGGCACTGTTAATATCGGCACTGGGGAAACTAAAATAGTTTACTTAGATGGAGCAGGAGCTGGCGCTGCTGTTGTAGATGCTTTAGCTAATTTTAATTTAAGCCTAACAAGTCAAGTTACTGGGACACTACCTGTAGCAAATGGTGGTACTGGAATTACATCTTTCGGCACTGGGGTAGCAACGTGGATAGGGACACCTTCTAGTGCTAATTTGCGCTCTGCGGTTACTGATGAAACTGGCACAGGGGCTTTAGTTTTTGCTACAAGTCCAACTCTTGTTACGCCCGTTTTAGGGACACCTGCTTCAGGTAATCTCCAAAGTTGTACCGCAGATGGTACGGATGAGGTTGGTTTTAGAAACGCCCCTGCTGTAGGAACAAAAACATCAGCTTATACGTTAGCTGTAGGAGATGTTGGCAAGTATGTTCAAGTTGGTAGTGGTGGCTCTATTGTAATACCTAACTCTGTTTTTGCAGAAGGCGATGTAATTTCTATTTTTAATAACACCACAGGTGATGTGACCATAACTTGTACAATCACTACTGCCTACAAAGCAGGTGAGGACGCTGACATTGCTACGGCAACTTTAGCCACGAGAGGGGTTGCCACTATTTTATTTATTAGCGCAACTGTGTGTGTCATTACTGGAAACATATAAGGGTAACTACTTATGTCTGGAATAACTTTAATGATGCTGGGCAACTTTGCTACAGGAGAACCACCTATAGAAGGTCAACTGTGGGGCTGGGGAGGACAGGCTTTTTATAGTGGCGCTGTTGGAAATAACACAAGTGTAGATGTTAGTTCTCCTGTACAGGTCGGTTCTCTTACCACTTGGTCAAAAATTGGTGCTTCCCCTAATGGGTTTACTAACACAGTAATTAAAACAGATGGCACTCTTTGGGCGTATGGAAGAGGTACTCTTGGTCAAAATGGCGATGGAAATAGCCTTAATCGTTCTTCTCCTGTACAGGTCGGTTCTCTTACTACTTGGGCACAGGCCACTGCTTCTATATATAATGCATTAGCAGTAAAAGAGGACAACACGTTTTATATTTGGGGGCATAACACTTACGGACAGTTTGGAACTAATAATATTACGGGAAACCGCAATACTCCTGTGGCATTATCTGGTCAAAGTGTAGCTACCACCAAGCATAGCATTGCTATGAATTATAGTACGGTCGGTGTAATAACTACATCCGGTAATCTAGTGATGTGGGGTTCAAACAGTTCCGGTGCTTTAGGTATCAATCAGAAAGGAGGTGTGTCCGGAATAGAAGGGAGAAGTTCTCCGGTGCAGGTAGGTAGTCTTACTGATTGGAGTGAACTATCTATAGGGGCAGAATGGGTTTTGGCTGCGAAAAATGTTGGCGCTGCAAAAACTTTTTGGACGTGGGGTTATAACGGTAATGGAGAATTGGGCCACCTTGACATAGTAGCTAGAAGCTCTCCGGTGCAGTTGGCTATTGGTGCTTCATGGGTAAAGGGTGTGGCTGGTGCAAATCACTGCCTTGCTATTAGGACAAACGGGACGCTTTGGGCATGGGGTTATAACTCTTATGGTCAACTAGGGATTGGGTCAACGGTGCATAAAAGCTCTCCAACACAGGTAGGGTCTCTTACCACTTGGTCTGAGGTTGCTGCTGGAAACCGTATGTCCATAGGGATAAAAACAGACGGAACTCTGTGGATATGGGGAAGCGGAGCGAATGGGCAAACAGGCCAAAACAATACTATCCAAGTAAATTCTCCGGTGCAGTTAGGTGGTCTTACCACTTGGGCAGCAGCAGAATGTGGGGATCAAAATACTGTAGCTATTAAGACACCGTAATGGAAAAACTATACTTCTTATCAGGTTTACCTAGATCAGGCTCTACTGTCTTGGCCGCTTTGCTACAACAACATCCTGATATGCACCTAACCGCTACGTCAAGTTTGCTAAACATCATCATTGGCGTACTAAAAGCGTGGAGCGAGTCAATAGAACAAAAGTCCAGCATCCAAACTCAAAAGATGCAAGAAAAAGAAATACAAAAAATACTAGAAAGTATTTGTAAAACTAAATACGCAAATATTAAAGAACCTATTGTTTTAGATAAATCAAGAAGTTGGGCTTCAGAAATTAACCTAACTACGATGCGTGAAGTCTTGGGGTACGAACCTAAAGTTATTGCTACCGTCAGGAATGTCGAAGATTGTGTAGCTTCTATGGTACGTGTAGCAAACCCAAATAATCTTCCTGAGTTTTTTCGTACCTCTAAACTTATAGATCACGTTAAAAAATCGTATCAAACTTTGTTGGGAGCGCATAATGCTTGTCCTGAATACTTACATTATGTTGAGTATGAAGACTTAGTAAGTAATCCAGAAAAAGTGTTATGCGATGTTGAAAAATTCTTAGGGTTAACTCCTCATACTTACGATATAAACAATATTGACGCATCAAACTTGCAAGAGAGGGATGAAAAAGTTTGGGGGATAAAAGGTTTACATAACGTTCGCAAAACGCTTAAAAAACAGGATACTTTACCTGCAAAAGACGTATTAGGTTATAAATATCGTGAGTTCGTACAGCCTCGTTTTTGGCAAGGTGAAACAAATACATCTCTTCCTATACACAAGCTGGATATGATGTTGGGAGCAGGACTACTTGGAGATTTAAATGAAGCAGCCAGATTAGGGGACGAGCTTGGTAGAGAAGAACCTTTTAATAATCGCGCTGCTTTTAATCGGGGTTGGTACGAGTTACGAAGAAATAACTTATTGAAAGGGCATAGGCTTATGTTTCAAGGAAGACATGAGGGAGTATTTGGTAACCCCCCTCTTCCTACCCCTGCTCCGTTGTGGGATGGAGTAAGCAAAGGCACTGTTTTACTTAATCTTGAAGGTGGTTTAGGAGATCAAATTCACGGTGCGGGTATGGTGCGTTACATTGTAAATAAAGGTTGCGATGTGGTTGTGGCTTGTTCCCCAGAATTAATGAATCTCTTTCGAGATATTCCCGGTGTCAGCGCGGTTGCTCAGTTAGAAACCGCTGGTGGTGTTATACATGATTTTTGGGTTCCTGCCATGTCTGCTGTAATACCGCTTGAGTTACAGTATGCAGATGTTGATGGGTCGCCTTATATCTCTAAACCTTTAACCGCAGCAAATAAAAAGTTTCGAATAGGGCTTAGATGGCAAGGTAACCCTGAGTTTGAACACGAGCAACACAGATTATTCCCAAGTAATAAATTGTTTGATGCAGTAAAAGATATGGATGCGGATTTTATATCTTTACAACGTGACGAAGGTTCGCAGCATAAACCAGAATGGGTAAAGGAAGTTCCACTTCAACATTGGGGCGACACTCGACACGCTATTGCAACATGCAATTTAGTAATTACTTCTTGCACTTCTGTAGCCCATCTATCTGCGGCAATGGGGGTAAATACTTGGATAATAGTACCTATTCTTCCTTATTATTTGTGGGCAAAAGACGGAAGCACTACTGAATGGTACGATAGTGTTACTTTGTTTAGACAAACAAAGTTTAAAAATTGGGATAGTCCTTTTTTGCAAATACAAGAACAACTGAATAGTTTAGGAGATACAAATGGCAACACAAACAGGGTTTTGGCTACGAGTAATAGACGGCGAAGTAAAAGAAGTTTGGGACACCACGCCGCCTAGCGGTCAAGAAGGTTGGGTAGAAGCGGTAGAAGTTAAACCAGAGCTTGCACTTAATCGTGAAGTCCTTACTACGCACTCTTTTAATTTAGAGACTACTCCAGCACAAATTGTGTGGAGTAAAAAAGAAATGGATGTAGCCGAAAGACAAGGTTTTATAAAATCGGAAGCAGCTCTTACTTATAGGTTAGCCGTTGATGCGGAAGTGCAAAAAGAAGCGGATGGTTACCCCACAACTCAGTACGACACTTCAGCCGTAGCTGCTGCTCAAGCAACATATGAGGCTAAAGTAGATGCAATTAATGCGGCTACTACGCATGACGATTTAGATGCCATTTAAAAGGCAATGTTATGAATTTATTTTTTTCTTACAATTTAAAGGTGGATTGCGCTTATATTATTCGAGTCAAGGGGCTTGAAGATTCTGAACGCAAATCCGCAGATTGTGCAGCTTCTTGTGAACAGGTGGGACAACAGTACGAGTATTGGGAGGCTTATAATGGAGTTGAAGGTGAGCTAAAAGCCCCAAGTCATCACAATCCGATTATGGACTGCATAAAAATTATTGATCATTACATGACAAGAGGAGAGGTTGCTTGCGCTCTTTCTCATATTTCATTATGGGCTAAATGCGTAACTGAAGATAAGCCGTTAATAGTGCTAGAACACGATAGCGTCATGGTTCAGCCGTATACACAACACGCAGTCTACAATTCTATTTGTTATTTAGGCAGCCATGAGCAAGTAAAAGAAGGGTGGGCGGTGCAGCCAACGCCACCCCATGCAAGCGAAGGTCCAAATTATCATTTTATTTGTCGCGCTCATGCCTATGCTATTGACCCTGCGGTAGCTAAAAGTATGTTGGCTTACGTTATTAAATATGGGCTTACAGGGCCGTTAGATATTTTATTAAGAGCTGATTTATTCCCTATCCATCAAATGGGTGTTTACGCTTACAACGAATGGGATGGCGATAAATTAGATACGACTATTAAAGGGAGGCCACTAGAAGGCCGAAGCACTACCCGTAACGATGATTTAAAAATATGAGAAAGTGTGTGGTGTTACTTACTGGTTTACCCAATAGCGGAAAAACAACGCTGGCTAAAGCGCTTGTAGCAAAGCATGGTGGCTCTCACATTAATGCTGATGAGGTGCGTGCAGCGGCAGATGATTGGGATTTTTCTTTAGAGGGACGATTAAGGCAGTTTAACCGCATGAAAGCTGCAACCGAAGGCAAAAAAGGGCTGGTTTTTTTGGATTTCATTTGCCCTATAGACGCATGGCGTAAAAAACTAAACGCTGATTTGGTGGTCTGGATGGATACTATTCAGCTTTCTAAGTATGAAGATACCAATAAAGTTTTTGAGCGTCCTGTTAATTATGATGTGCGGATAAGCAGTTTTGACCAAGAAATGGTTGAGCTTGTCGGCTCGAAAATAAACCGAACTTTTGACAATCAGGCTCCAACGGTGCAGATGTTAGGGCGTTGGCAACCGTGGCACGACGGGCATACGGCTCTTTTTGAAAGAGCAATTAAGAAAACGGGGCAGGTTGCGATAATGATCCGAGACTTGGGTGATGAAAATAATCCGTTCTCCCTTGTGCAAACCACTGAAAATATAGAGCAAGGTCTGGCTAAATCAGGGTGGAAACTTAATGTAGATTACATTGTCCTTTCTGTCCCTAATATTGTAGACATTAGCTATGGCAGAAAAGTAGGGTATACGTTTACTGAACATGATCTAGGCGAAGAAATACACACGATCAGCGCAACCAACATTAGGAAAAAGATGGGCGTATGAATACTCTGATTCCAAAAATAATACATCTCTCTTGGAAAGATAAAAACTTACTTGAGAGCGACAGTCCGTTAGTAACGGAAGGTGTTAAAAAACTTATTGAGTTGAACCCAGAGTGGGAAGTAACGATTTATGATGATGCAGAAGTAGACGATTACTTAAAAGAGCAATTAGAACCACAGCATTATGAATTAATCAAAGATAAACACATAGTCCAGAAAACAGACCTTTGGCGTTTAGTCAAACTGTTTATCGAAGGTGGTGTTTATATGGATATAGATCGTTTTTGTGATACTAACTTTGACAATTTGTTAGAAGAAGGGGTTAAGTGGGTCTTACCTATATGTAGAAATTATGATTTTTCGCATGATTTTATGATGACAGCACCTAAAAACCCCGCGTATAGATATGCGGCTTCTTTGTACGTGCAAAGGTTAATAGAAGGGCACGATAATATTTATTTTTTAGGGCCACAAACTTACATGAACGCAGTTACTAAAGCTATATGTGGCGAGATGATTGATCCCGACCCAGAGGCAGAAGTTTTTGAAAGGATTAAACAACAAGCCAGTACTAGCGGATTTATAAAAATTTACGATGAAGACCCGCCATATGATACTGTTATCTATAAAAATGGTGCGCTGAAGTTAGATTGGGAAACAGAAAAACGTAAGCTCTACAAAGAGTTTGGACTAAAACATTGGACAGGTGACTGGTAAGTATGAGTCATGGTGTTATTCATATTGATTGTAAGCATAGGAGGACAAGACGTATCACGCTCATGTGAGCAAGCCTTATGTTTTCAGGATATTAATAGATGTCTGTATTTTGCTGAAAAAATAAAACAACAACCGGACACCCCTGATATTAACGCATATTGCCAGCCAATAAATACAGACGAAGAATCGAGGTGGTACAAATGATTGGTGAAGCTCTACTTGCAATAAAAGCCTTAGACTCTGCGTTTGTCGTTGTGCAAAGTGCTATCGCCAAGAAAAAAGAAGTTGAAGACATGGCGGGAGAAGTAGGCCGTTTCTTCACTGCAAAGAAAAAAGTCGAGGAGCATATAGCTAAAGCTCGACAGGCAGGTAACGATGATTTGATGGTAGGCTCTGCGTTAGAAGAAGCCATCACCATTGACCAACAGCAGGAACGTATTGAGAAGATGATGGATAAAATACGCGATCATTATTCGCGTAAAGGTCAAACGCACAGATGGGTAAAGATTAAGGCAGAGGCAGCTAAAATTGAGAAAAAACGAGAAGTTAAAAGGAAACAAAAAGCTGCGGCTCAAAGAGAAGAAGATGTGTTAGTTAGACAACTAGCAACAGTGTTTGCATGTGTAGTAGGGGCGGTTATTTTTATCTTTGGTGCAATATTTTTAATTTTTGGGATAGGTGGCGAGTAATGAAACTAGACCCCGTTTTACTTAATATGGCGTGTAGTTGGGCGATGAAAGCCTACAATGATGAGAACAAAGATTCTATAAAGATAGAAAGTAAACTTACTTCTACTACAGTCTATGTAGCAAAACGTAAATCCATAGACATCATAGCGTTTCGTGGGACGCAACAGGGGCGTGATTGGCTTACCGATGCGTTAGTAGTCCCAGTACCTTACGTAGGTAGGTTGTGCCACGGCGGGTTTACCGCAGCTCATGCCTCTGTTTGGGGTAAAGTCAAGAAGCACCTAGATATGAAGAAGCGCACTTTAATATGTGGGCACAGTCTTGGTGGAGCGTTAGCAGAGCTAACTGCGGCTAAATTGTGGAAAAAACACCCTAATATTAATCTGGTAACTTTTGGTAAACCTAATGTGTTCTTCAAAGGATTCAAGCGTCCTATGGAACTGGATAACCAGATTTCTTGTGTGCAAGGTTCAGATATGGTGGCACGCATACCACGTCTTTGTTATGGCCCCTCTAGGTCGCAGACTATGCTGTACTTTGCTAATTCCATGCAAGATTACATAAACCCTTCAAAAGAAGTTAGGAAGGAAGACAAAAGCCTGAAAGATGCTATTTCTGACCATTTTATGGAAGGGTATAAAGAACGACTAGGGATATTTTTAGATGCCCAAGACAAGATACTTAACCCAGAAGAAATGAAAGAACTTAACAAAATGATTGACGAGGTTGAAAATGCTTAGAATCGCTGCGTTATGTGTACTAATGGCGGGATGCTCTGTATCCGAGGAAATGATAGCCAACAAGGAATTATACTGCTCCGGTGTCTACAAAGGCATACGGGCTGTAGGGCGTGTCACTACTGAGGTTACGACAGGCATCCGAATCCCAGACGTTTGTGATACGATTGACGAGATCGTGGAGGAAGACTCCACGGGAAAGTAATTAACGAACTAGAGGCACTTATAAAAGTGTATTTGCTAATACAATGAAATTCGGTGGACTACTCAAATCTCTTGCCCCTACTATAGCCAGTGCAGCAGGTGGGCCTATGGCGGGTATGGCAGTCAAAATGGCTGCACAAAAACTAGGCGTACCCGAAGCTACTGCTAACGAAATAGAAGACTTAATCGAGCGAGAACCAGAAAAAGCGGTGCTTCTCAAGGAAGCAGACAATGACTTTAAAGACCGTATCCGAGAAATGGAAATTGATCTGGAGTCATTTAAAACCGAAGTAGAAGACAGGCAACACGCGAGAGAAACTTTCAAAAACGATTGGACACCAAAAGTGTTTGGGATATTGGCGTTACTGTTATACGGAGCCTATGTAATGGCTGTAACTATTATGCCCCACGATCAGAATGACGAGACTATTATCTCACTGGTGTTAGGCCAATTAAGCGGTATTTTGGGGACTATGGCAGCTTTTTGGTTCTCTGGGTCTAGTACGAAATGAGTAACATGAAAAAGTTAATCGCCATGTTAAAGCGCCATGAGGGTGTGGAAACTCATGCTTATGAGTGTTCTGAAGGAAAGATTACTGTTGGGGTAGGTAGGAATATCGACCAACGGGGCGGCATGGGTTTGTCTGAAGATGAAGTAGAATATTTGCTTGAGAACGATATTGAACGTGTTATCAAGGAGTTAGCAGAAGAGTACGCTTGGTTTAATGCGTTAGACGATGTACGTAAAGATGCAATGATTGATATTAGCTTTAATCTTGGAGCAACAAGATTGAGAGGTTTTAAACGTGCTCTGGCTGCTATGGAAGAGGGGAACTACAAGGTAGCTGCTACTGAGTTCCTAGACTCACGTTGGGCTAAACAAGTAGGTGGTAGAGCGTTAGAGCTTACTGACTTAATTAAAACAGGCGAGTATGTAGAGTAATGCCTTACAAAAAAGTACAGTTTAAAGCAGGAGTAGACCGAGAAAACACCCGTTATGCGGCTGAAGGTTCTTGGTACGAAACTGAAAAGGTGCGGTTTAGAAGGGGATTGCCCCAAAAGATAGGTGGTTGGGAGCGATTGTCTGCTAATACTTATCTAGGAGTAGCACGTTCTTTGCATAACTGGGCTACTTTGAGTCTTCAGAATCTTGTTTCTGTAGGTACTAACCTTAAGTATTATATTGAAAGAGGCGGTGCTTATAACGACATTACCCCTATTAGAGCTACCACAGCGGCAGGAGATGTTACTTTTGCGGCTGTAAACGGCGATGCAACTATTACTGTTACGGATACTGCACATGGAGCGGTTGTTAACGATTTTGTTACTTTTAGCGGTGCTGCTACTCTGGGTGGAAATATTACGGCTGCTGTATTAAACCAAGAGTATCAGATAGCAACTAAAGTAAATGACAATTCCTACACCATAGAAGCTAAAGATACCTCTGGTAGTACAGTTACTGCTTCTGCGGGAGACTCAGGTAATGGAGGGTCTAGTACTGTAGGTACTTATCAGATTAATACTGGAAACGAAATAGAAGTTCCGTTTACTGGTTGGGGTGCAGGTACATGGAGTTCAGGTACATGGGGTACAGGTGGCACTACCCTTGCTGGAATGCGCCTTTGGAGTCAAGCTAACTTTGGGGAAGACTTGTTCTTTGTCCATAGAAACGGTGCTTTATATTACTGGGATGCAAGCAGTGGTGTTACCACAAGGGGAGTGTTGGTAAGTTCTCTAGGAGGTGCAGCGCAAGTGCCCACTGTGGCTAATATTGGCTTTGTATCAGATGTATTCAGGTTTGCCTTTTGTTTTGGTGTAAATGCTGTAGGTAGTTCTACTTTAGACCCTATGCTTTTACGGTGGTCTGACCAAGAAGACATTGCTGATTGGAATCCTACTGCTACTAATCAAGCGGGAAGTCTTAGTCTTTCTGAAGGCACAGAAATCATTCAGGCTGTACAAGCACGTCAAGAAATATTGGTATGGACTGATTCAGCTATGTACGGCCTACAGTATCTAGGTGCGCCTGTGGTGTGGGGTGCGACCTTACTGGGGTCTAACATTACCATAGCCAGCCCTAATGCAGCCGTTTATTCCAATAATATCGCCTACTGGATGGGTACAAGTAAGTTCTATTACTACGACGGTACAGTTAAAACATTGCCTTGTTCGGTACGTAGTTATGTATTTGACGATTTTAACAGTGAGCAAGCGGAACAAATTGTTTGCGGGTCAAACGAAGAGTTTGATGAGATATGGTGGTTTTACTGCTCCTCTGGGGTGACTCGTAATGACCGTTATGTTGTGTATAACTATGTGGAAAACATCTGGTATTACGGCACGTTATCACGTTCAGCGTGGATGGACTCCGACTTACGGGATTTCCCAATGGCTGCTACGTTTGATGGCAAGTTAATCAACCAAGAGAAAGGCGTGGATGATAACGAAACAGGTACTCCAGCAGCTATAACAGCCAGTATTACCTCTTCCCAGTTTGATTTGGATGACGGTGACAGATTTATGTTAATAAACAAGATGTTACCTGACTTGACCTTTGAAGGTTCTACCACAGGTTCTCCCAGTGCCACGGTTAGTTTACTACCGTTACAGGATTCTGGGTCTGGCTATTATAGCCCTGCTTCAGTAGGGGGTAGCGACAGTGCGGCTGTTACCCGTACAGCTACAACACCGATAGAGGCTTTTACTGGCATAGTGGATACACGAGTACGGGGTAGGCAAATGTCGTTTAAGCTAGAGTCTACGGCGGCTGGGGTTACTTGGAAGCTAGGTATACCACGTTTAGAAATGCGTCCTGATGGTAGGAGGGGCTAGTGGCTAACGACCTTATAAATCAGGTTACTAACCCAGCTCTCCCCGTTGCTCCAAGGGGAACCTCTCTAAGCACTTACCTAGATGATTTAAACAACATTTTACGTTTGTTTTTCAATGGCCTAACAAATACTGTAAACTTGTTGTCTGGAGATTACGGGGGCCGTTTTATTAGCACCCCCAATGGTAAGTTTTTCTCCACAGTCGATCAAAATGCAGGGTCTACGGGTACTGCATACGCCATACAGTTTGAAAACACGTATCTTGGCGAAGCCATGAGCGTAGCGTCTAACACCCGAATAACCCCAACCTATTCAGGGGTTTACAACTTTGAAGTGTCAGCTCAGTTAACCAGTAGTTCAGCCGCCGCTAAAACAGTTGACGTTTGGATAAAAAGAAGTGGTACGGATGTTACTAATACTGCCAAACAGCATGTGTTATCTGGGTCAGGCAGTATAGATGCAATTAAC